AAGCGTATTAGTTCAACGAGGTATTTCACTTCCTGTACTAATGAAGTTAGGAGGTTGGAAAACTATGAGCCAAGTTATGGTTTATGCTAATCTTGCACCTACTAATCTAGTAGCTGCTATAAACATATTGGACAGATTTAATGGTGACAAATCACCTTTGAATGTTGTACCTGATATAAATAATATTGATGATTTATCAGTAGATGTGGAAAGGAAGGTTGCTTTATAGAATTAATTTGGGTGGACATTTTCTTCACAATGTCCTCTTAATTTAATCCCAAAAATTTTTTTGCTACCGATAGCAATAATTGCAACCCAGTAGCAAATAAAGTAGGGTATCAGAATGGAAAATGACAGTAGATATACATGAATAAAAATGTAAGAAACTTAAAAGCCATTTTGATACTCTACGCAATCAGCGTTTTTAAAAAATAACTAATTAAACAAACGCTTTTATACAGCCAATCTTCACAAACCACACATAGAATTGAAAATGCACAATGTGTATTTCAATTTTCATTTGCTACCAGTTGGTAGTAATGATTGCTATTACCTACCGATAACTCACCAAATTAATATTTGGAGTTATTTTATGGAACTAAAATTACAATACGAAGAAGACAAGTACGAAGGAAAGTGGCAAGACAAATCACTTCCATTATGGGCAAGACAAGCAGAACTTGAAGCAGTTATGAAATGCAGAGGGTCAGCTAGATTTAAAAACATTATTGAAGATGCTAAAAAAGCTAAATCAGAGAGCATGACCAAACATGGTCAGATGCTACTCAAAGGATTAATTCAACCAATGTCAGAAGGTATTAAAGAATTTGTTGATAGCAATGTTCCTGCACCTAGAAGAAAACCTGAATTAGCTGCAAAGGTATTAGCAAGACTTGATTATGAAGTCGTTGCTTTAATCACAGGAAAATATGTACTCGATTGTATTTCCTTAGAACAAACTTTAAGCAAAGCTTCTATCAGAATAGGTGAAGCGTTAGAAATGGAGTGTAGACTGGAAGAGTTTTCAGAACAGGAAACTAGATATTTCAGGAGACTTCATAGAGCCTTACAAGAAAAGAGAAATTATAGACATAAGAGAAAAGTCTATAATGCTAAGATAAAACACTTCAAAATAGACTGTGAGACTGCTTGGGATAAGAATTTAAAGCTACAAGTAGGACTTAAGTGCTTATATCTGCTCAAACAACATACAGGTTTAGTCGATTTTGTACTTAAAACCGTTCAGAAGCATAAAACTATTTATTATGTTCAGGCTACAGAGGAGACTAAAAAATGGATTGAGAATTATAATGGAAATAAAGAGTTCTTATTCCCTGAATATCTCCCAATGCTTACAAAACCTAGAGATTGGAAAGCCATTATTAAGAAAAATGGGGACTCAGATTGGATAGGGGGTTACAATTCTAAGTTAGGTAAGCTTCCTTTAGTTAAAGTTGATAGTCAAGATTATCTAGAAGACTTAAGCTTACACCATGAAGATATGCCTGAATTATATCAAGCAGTAAATGCTATTCAGAAAACTGCATGGAAAATTAATAAAGATATTTTAGATGTTGTCGTATCCTGCTGGGAAAAGAATAATGGATTAGGAGAATTACCACCTAGAAGTCTAGATAATTTAGAGCCACCTAAACCTTTTGATATAGCTACGAATGATAAAGCTAGAAAAACTTATAAAATTAAAATGCGTAAGTTCTGTGATTGGAAGGTTACTCAGATAAGTAAAATCATTCAGGTAAAAAGAATAATAACCATAGCAAAAGTATTTCAAGAAGAAAAAGCTTTATACTTTCCTCACCAATTAGATTTTCGAGGAAGAATTTATGCTATTCCAATGTTTCTTCACCCACAGTATGCTGATTATGCTCGTTCACTTTTACATTTTTCAAAAGGTAAAGCATTAACCACAAGTGATGATGCTTGTTGGTTAGCAATTCACGGTGCTAATAGTTTTGGTTTTGATAAAGTTGCTCTTGATGAGAGAATAAATTGGGTAAGTGATAATCAAGAAATGATTTTTAAATGTGCTGAAGACCCTCATAATAATACTGAATGGTCAAAAGCAGATAAACCTTATCAGTTTCTAGCCTTTTGTTTTGAATGGAAAAAATTTTCACGAGGAGATGGAGAATTTAATTTTGGATTTGAGTCTCATATATCAGTACAAGTTGACGGAAGCTGCAATGGCTTACAACATTTTTCAGCAATGCTTAAAGACCCAGTAGGAGGTGCAGCAGTTAATCTAACTCCTTTAGATAAACCTGCAGATATTTATGGTCAGGTTGCAGATAGAGTAAATGAAAGACTAAGAGATTTACTTAATGATAGTTCTAAATTTGGTGAAGATAAAACAGATGCAAAAACTGGTGAAGTTACTTATGCTAAAATTAAAAGTTCACTTGCTCAGCAATGGTTACAGTTTGGAGTAGATAGAAAAATTGTAAAGCGTCCTGTTATGACACTACCTTATGGCTCAAGAAGATATAGTCATAGAAAATATATCATGGAAGAAGTTAATAAAAGAAAAGATAAGGGTGCTAAATTACCTGCAGATTGGAAAGACGATTTATATACTCCAACTTTTTTCTTAGCTACAATAGCATTAACTGCAATACATGAAACTGTTCATGCTGCTAGAGATGTTATGGCTTGGCTGCAACAAACGAGTAGGGTTGTTTCTAATATTAAGAAAGATGAAATTCAAGAAGATGGTAAAACTAAAAAAGTTCCTGCTAATCTTCCTATAGAATGGACTACACCAGTTGGTTTTAAAGTTCGTCAGGCATATCCTGATACAGAAATGAGAAGAGTTAAGTCTTTAATGGGTGAGAACATAATCAAACTTTCTTTTAGAGAGAAGCAATTTAGATTTGACCCTCATGGTAATGAAGAATTAATAATCGATAGAAACTCTCAAGCTATGGGTATCTCTCCTAACTATGTTCATAGTATGGATGGTGCAGCACTTATGAAATGTGTAGCCTTAGCTAGTGTAAATGAAATTGAAAACTTTCAATGTATCCATGATGCTTTTGGTACTTATGCTTCTGATACTCCTAAGCTGCTTGAATGTATTAAGCAAAGTTTTATAGAAATATATTCTACAAATCAGTTAGAGAAATTTCGCACTGAAATACTTGCAGGTATATACAAGGAAGAGGATAGGTTAAAAATTCCACCGTTACCAAAACAAGGTGATTTAAAGATAGAAGATATTTGGGACTCAGACTTTTTCTTTGCTTAAGTTGAAAAACGCACATGATGTTTTCAACTTTCAGAACGACCCTCTTATAGATAGCCACACAAAATCTATAACAAGGAGAATAATAGTATGCCAAATACTAATCCTCGTTTTGTATCACCACTAGGGGTAGCTGTGTATCCGTACCTGACTAAACCTGACACTAAATTTAATAGTGATGGTGAATACAAAACAACCCTTCGTGTTTCTAAAGAACATGGAGAAGACATTATAAATAAAATAGATGATGCAATTAAAGCGTCAGCTAGTTCAGTAAAAGGTAAAGGGTCTGTTAAGACTGCTAATCCACCTTATAAGACTGATGAAAATGGTGATTACCTAATTAACTTTAAGTTAAAAGCTAAAGTTACTAACTCCAAAACAGGTAACACTTGGACTCAACAACCTGCAGTGTTTGATGCAACTGGGAAACCAATGAAAGAGAACACTATTATTTGGGGTGGTAGTGAAATGAAAATTTCCTACGAGTTAGTTCCATATCATACTTCAATGATAGGTGCAGGAGTCACATTACGTCTTAAAGCTGCTCAAATTCTGAAATTAGTTTCAGGTGACGGTGCTGCTGCCAGTTCATTCGGCTTCAATAAAGAAGAAGGATTTGAACAAACAGAAACAGACTTTCCAACAGAAACAAATGATGAAGAAAACCTCAAAGACTTTTAATTTTAGAAGTGGACTAGAGGTCAAAGTAGCAAAGCAATTAGAAAGCTTAGGAGTAGAATATGATTATGAGCCGTACAAGATTGAGTTCTTACGTCCTGCTCAGACATCAAAATATACTCCTGACTTTTTAATAGAAGTGAATGGTCTCTTAGTGGAAGCTAAGGGACGCTTTACTTCTCAGGAAAGAAAAAAGTTTAAACTCATAAAAGAGTCAAACCCTGATTTAGATTTGCGATTTGTTTTCTCAAATCCAAAAGCTAAAATTGGAAAAAAATCAAACACTACTTACGGTATGTGGTGTGAACGCATGGGTTTCCCATACGCAAAAGAATTAATCCCTATTGAATGGTTAAAAGAAAATGGCAAAAAGAAAAAAGACTGACCTCATAATATTACATTGTGCAGCAACTAAACCATCTATGGATATAGATATATCTACAATAGATGAGTGGCACAGAAAGAGAGGTTTCTTTTCTTGTGGTTATCATTTTGTAATTACCAGAAGTGGTAAGTTGCAAGAGGGTAGGCAGCTACATGACATAGGTGCAAATGCAAAAGGTTATAATCACAGAAGCATAGGTATTTGTTTAGTAGGTGGTGTAACTCAAGAAGACCACACCGTAGCAGAAAATAATTTTACAGAACAACAATGGGTAACTTTAGATAAGTTACTTATTAAACTTCTTCATACTTTCCCTAGTGTGAAAATCATAGGACACAATCAAGTCTCAGACAAAGATTGTCCATCCTTTGATGTGCAAACTTATCTTAAAGATAAGCCCTTCAATGAGAGTGGGTTGAAAGACCCCTCTCATATTGCATGAATAAAGTAGAAGATTTGTCAGCTTCCATATCTAATTTGGCTGACAAGTTATCAAAGTTCCACACAAGAATTATAAGTTTGGAAAGAGAATTAGAAAATCATCAAAAGAAATGCAAGTGTCATACTCCACCTGTTCCTCAATTTAAAGAAACAGAAATAGAAGAGTGTGAGACCTGTTCAGCATAAACATAACAAGGTTAGGAACTATGAATTTTATAAAATTTTTTAATAGTAAAAATAAAAACAAATGGATTGTTTTACACATGATATTTGCAGAAGATTTTTCAATGGGAAGTAGATAATGTCTGATTTCATTCAGCATGAAAGCTGCCCTCGTTGTAAATCAAAAGATAACTTAGCAAGATACACTGACAACAGTGCATTTTGTTTTAGTCAAGGCTGTGGTTATTTTGAAAAAGCAGATGGTGAAACTGTTCATGTTAAAAAAAAATTATGAGTGGTTTAATTCAAGGAGAATATGCTGCACTTAATAAAAGAAAAATAACTGAAGCAACCTGTAAGAAATTTCATTATCAAGTAGGAGAACACAATGGTAAAAATTGTCATATTGCTAATTATTATAATAGTAGTGGTGATATAGTTGCTCAAAAGATTAGGTATCAAAACAAAGATTTCAAATGGTTAGGTGACCATTCTAAAGTAACACTGTTTGGTGAAAACCAATACAGAGATGGTGGAAGATTAATCGTTCTTACTTCTGGTGAGATTGACGCTTTAAGTTTTTCACAATTACAAGGTAATAAATATCCAGTTGTTAGTATTCCTGATGGTGATGCTGCAGCTTCTAAAGCTATAGCAAAATCTATTGAATGGTTAGAGAAATTTGAAAGTGTTGTATTTCTTTTTGACCAAGACAAATCAGGAAGAGAAGCAGCGAAAGAATGTGCTGCATTATTAACTCCAAGAAAAGCAAAGATAGCTACCTTTGAATTAAAAGATGCAAATGCAATGTTAGTTGCAGGTAAAGGTGCAGACTTAATGAACTCAATGTGGGATGCAAAAGTATTTGCTCCTGATGGTATTGTATCTGCAAATGATACATGGGAAAAATTAATAGAAGAAAATGATAATGAATGTATTCCTTATTGTTGGGATGGATTAAATAATAAAACTGCAGGACTAAGAAAAAAAGAAATAGTTACTTTTGCTGCAGGTAGTGGTCAGGGTAAATCTCAAATATGTAGAGAGATTGCACATGACTTATTAATTAAAGGTGAGAAACTTGCATACATTGCACTTGAAGAAAATGTTCAACGGTCAGTAAGAGGTTTAGTTTCTATTGGTTTAAATAAACCTATTCATCTACCTGACATAAGAAAAGAAATTCCTGAAAAGGAAATGAAAGAAGCTTGGAATGGTATTAAAGATAACTGTTTTTTCTATGACCATTGGGGAAGTCTAGACTCAGACAACTTGCTGAACAAAATTAAATATTTCGTTCACGCTTATGGTTGTCAGTGGATTGTACTCGACCATCTGTCTATTGTAATTTCTGGTCAAGAAAGTTCTGATGAACGCAGATTGATTGATAATACTATGACCAAGCTTCGTTCACTTGTTGAAGAATTAAACATAGGTGTTCTGCTTGTTAGTCACTTAAAAAGATTAGAAGGTAACAGAGACCATACAGACGGTGCAGTTACTTCACTTGCTCATTTACGAGGGAGTGCAGCCATAGCACAGTTATCAGATATGGTTATAGGATTAGAAAGAAACCAGCAATCCGATACTCCTGATAGAGTTACAATAAGAGTTTTGAAAAATAGATTTTCAGGTGACACTGGAATAGCTACTTATCTTAACTACGATAAAGATACAGGAAGATTATCAGAAGAGGGCAGCACAAATGAACAAGCCCAATACTGATGAACTCCTTCATAATCTTATTTTAGAATTTTTAGAAAAAGAAGAAGAGTGGTTTGAACTTCCCAATGAAGAACAGAAAAGATTAATAAGTCTTTATGAAACAATTATCAGAACAGTTTCTGACTATGTTCATAAAGAAGATGAGTCTCCTGTAATTCTTGTATGGGATAGTAAATCTAAAAAGGTTGCACAAAAAGCTATTAACAATTTACGAAATCTTTTTCCTGAAGTGGAAAATGTTTCAGTCAGCATAATTAATTAAGGTTAGGTAATGATGCGAATACTATTTGATTTAGAAAGTGATGGACTGTTAGACGCTCTAACTAAAATCCATTGTATAGAAATAAAAGATATAGATAACGGTAAAACAAAAAGTTTTTCTCCTGAAAATATCAAAGATGCTATTCCTCTTTTGGAAGAAGCAGAAGAAATTGTTGGTCATAACATTTTAAAATTTGATATTCCTGCTTTACAAAAAGTGTATCCAAAATTTAATCCTAAAGGAAAAATTACAGATACACTTATTTGTAGTAGGTTAATTTGGACGGATATAAAGGACAGAGATTTTAGGGCAGTACATAATATAAACTACCCAATGAAATTAGTTGGCAGACACTCTCTAGAAAGTTGGGGATATAGATTACAAATATTAAAAGGTGATTTTGCAAAAGAAACTGATTGGCAAAACTGGTCAGAAGAAATGCAAAGTTATTGTAAGCAAGATGTAGAAGTTACTTCTGCTTT